TGTGAACTTGTTGTTCACTTCCAAGAATCTTCTTGGAGAGGTGGATTGTCCACCTATTCAAGTCTGCCATAACGCAGACAATCTATGGGAGTGCAAACTTCCAAGGTCCTTGACGGGCCTAAATAACAGAGTAGATTTTGAACATCTACCTGATGTGAGGACCGCAATGAAGGTCCTCCGAGATGGCACCTATTGGTACCGTCAACTTGCCAAAGGCAAGTATCGTGAAAGTGTCTTTCAAAGGCACATTTCCCGCCTACTGGCGGGTTATTCCGCACCCGAGGGTCCGGAACCATTTGGACTGGTTAAATCCAGTCCCATTAACAGCGCAGCTGTTCAGCGTTTCCGTAGCATGTTAGCTACGGTTGATGGAGTCCTCATGCAGATGACTCTAGCTTTTCCAGGCTCTTATGAGTTTCAGAGCTGGAAACGAATTGATCAGGTACAACGTTCCCTGATTTCTCAAATCCTTGAAGATTATTTCAAGGATACAGACCCAAACAGGGTCTTGACATTTGACAAAGTCAAATCACTGCGTAAAGCAGTTAAGCAATTCGGATTTAATCCGAAAACCTCCCTAGCGGAGGTACCAGTTCCTAGGGAACTATCGGCCTGGAGGGTCGCATTGTCTCTCATCCGTGGAGAGACTCCTTTGACTTATTTACAAGTCATGATCTTGTCACAGACAAGAGCTTCGGGGGTTCCCCCCCGATCTGTGTACGATCGTACACTCACCAAAACAATTGGTGTCTTAACAACTCCTTGTGCAAAGGAGTTGTACGCGCTTGTGCGCGGACCTCTTGCGAGGTCTGTAGATCATTTGTACCATGATCTACTCTACCGCGTGGGCGGTAGTGAGAACCGTGAAGCGTACTTCACGGACATAGTACAGGTGGCGAAAATTTCGCTATCAGATTCTGGTGAGTTTTTCACAACCACCAATGATGGAGGCAAGCTTGAAGCTGCCCGAAGAGTCCTTGTTTCACACAAGGAAATTATGGAGATTAATCTCCATACTGGTGAGTATACTGGCAAGATACTCACAACGGACTCACCGATTGGTGAGCGTCTTTTCCACTGGGCTTGTGGAAAATTTAAGAATAGACGCGAAGTCTACTCAAACAACTCAATGAGTTGTAGAATTTCACTAGTCGCTGAACTAGGGAAATATAGGGCGATAACTATATCGTCTTTGCAGCACGCATTGGTGCTGCATCCTATGAGTCACATTGTACTCAAGATGCTGGAGGTCATACCCTCCAGTGAAAGCGGCGTTGGAGCCGCCAATCATGCTTGGAATTTTTTCAAGCGTTTGTCGCACAAGAATCCTAGTGCGAGTTTTATATTCAATAAGGATATTGAAACTTCGGTCATGTCGACCGATTGGGAGGATGCAACAAACTTCCTCGACACAAACATCGCTGGTGCGATGTTTAACAGATGGGCTGAGCTCATCGGTGTACCGAAATGGTACCGCGAAACATGTTTGTTCGCACTAACTGCTCCACGTCAAGTGGAGACTATTGGTAGGGACGGTGTTCCCACCAGTCTCTTTTACACCAAACGAGGTGTATTAATGGGCGATCCTGTTACAAAGTTCGTCCTACATATGCACCACTTGTGTGGTCGCCGAATTGCAGGTTTACTCCTGCAAGACATCTTTAAAGATGACATCCTCGATGAGGAATCTGACTCAGAAGAGTCTTAATAAATTCAATTATAAATTGTTTACACGACACGGACCGCAGGTTCGTAAGGGATTTCTCCCCAAACCCACCGTGAGGTGAAAG